AAGAAGTATTTGTGAATTATATTTGTTTTGTTCTAATAATTGTTCGATACGCATTTGTAATCCGATTGTCTATTGTGTTATTTATTAAAAATGAGCTTACGCTCATTTGCTTTTTCGCTATCGCTCAAAGCACTTTCTTTTTTTAAAACATTATTGAAGTTATGAAGAACTATAAATGCGAAGCATTTTAGCATTATGCAGATTGTTCAGTCACACTTAACCCAGACACGGGTTAAGAATGTAACATTATGCGAGTTGCACAGTACACCTAGCGTTAAAGCATTACAGTGGCGGTCATCCGGTACCACGAGCTCAGTCAATATGACGGTGGATTATTACGCATACGCTAACATACGCAATAACCTAAGGGTTTCTCTCCCTTCTTTTTGCCCTTTTATTCCTTTTCAAACAGCAAAATCACAGGTCTTATAAGTGATCTTCATCCAAATGGGTAGTTGCTGAGTACCATTGCGGCATGGAATTCCGTCCCTGAGTACACGTAGACCAGGTATAGAGCGCACGAACTTGGGCCTGCGCTAGCCAAAAAACCGCTTTATTTTGCCTTTGATTGTTCTAAAAGACGTTGTCTAAGTATATTTGAACCGCCTACTCTAACGTTTATAATGCCATTATAATAGTCGTCAGTTTCTAAAACTCTGCGTTCAAATTGCTCTCTTGCTTCTAAATAACCTAGTTCTGCCTTGGATTTGCAAAGATATAGTATTTCTCTTGTGAAGTTTTCCGGACCTAATGCTTGGACGTCTGCGTTTAACCTATCAGATGAACCCCAGTATTCGCGCCAATCGCTTTCTACTGTGCTTCTTCTTTTAAGTTTTTTGCCTTTGAGTGGGGGTTTAGTGCGTTTGAATTGTGCTAATTTCTTGCCTATGTACTTCTGCCCGGATTGTAGATTCGTGATGATATAAACAAAGCCAATGTAGCCTTCTGGTATTTCTTCTACTAGTTGATTTTGATACGTCCATTGCACTCACTTAGTTACCTTGGGTGGCCTTCCTATGATGCCTTTTCTGGTTTTCTTACGTGCCTCTCGCTTTTCTTGTATTTCTACTCGCCTTGTACTTGCCTGATTGCGTATTTCTGATAGCCAATAGCGTGCCTTGATGCCTGCTTCGTCTGAGCCTTTGTATTCAAATCTTTCTTGCCACTTAAAATATTCCTGAAAAGCAGCAATCATCTTATCGTGACTTTCTGTTGTCAAGCAATAATCTCCACATCATTACTATAGCTAGTGAAGCCATTCTCCTTAATAACTTTAAGCACGTGATTTACACGACTAGTTAAGTCGTCACGGTGACTAATTAAGAATACATTCTTTTCTCGTTCACGGGTCATGCGTTTTAATACCGCAATACTTGATTCAACACCGCTAGCATCCATACCGCTATCAACTAACTCGTCAATAAACAATAAATTGATGCTGTGATATAAGTTTTCCCATACATCACGGAATGCCCAACTCATACTGAGTATCAAACGGTTACGTTCACCTCTAGACAAATTATCAAAGTCTAGATCTTGTCCTAGCTGTGTAATAATAACGGTTAAGTCATTCTGGAACTCAACAATATGCGGCAATCCTATCTTGTCAAGATAATATGTTAAACGTTGATTTAAGAATGCTAAGTTTTGATCGATAATACGTTTACGCACAAAACTATCTTTGTTTGTCAACAGTTTATACAAGAATTCCTGATGTTCTTTAACACGTACTAGATCATTTACTGAATCCCAGTCTAATTCTTGTACCGCAGTCTTTTTAAGTTCTTCAATTTGTTCTAGGTAAGGATTAGTTTCTGCAATTTTAAGCTCAAGATCCTTTTCAAGACTGCTTAAAGAATTTTTATGATTCAGAGCTTTTTCTAAATTATCGTAAACTACCTTAGGACAGTCGCCCGTCTCACCTACTAGCTCTAGTGCTTCATTAAATGCTGCCAACTCAAGTTGATGTTCCTCGAGCGAAGTCTTGCTTTCAACGACTTGATTAGCTTTAGACGATAACATCGAGTCATGTTGGTCATCATGTACGTCCTGACCGCAAGCATGACACTTGTGATCAGTTAGACTTACTAATTCAGCTTCTAGTTTTACGAGAGTTTTTTGCTCTTTTTCAAGTGTAGCAGTCTGCTTGGCTATCAACGCAGTAAGATTGTCCCGTTCCTTCTTAGTTTTGGTCCATTCAACCAATGCTTTCTGAGCTGCAATTTCAGGATCAATGTCAATCGTACTGAGTGTATCAATACTCTTTCTAAGGTTCTCTACACTGGTTTCTTTAGTGTCATCCCACATCTTCTGTTTACGCTCTAGAGCTTCGATGCTCTGCTGAATACGCTCATTTGAGGCCTTGACAGTCTCTAGGCGTGTGTTTTCAGTATTAATAGAGTCTTTAGTTAACCGCAATTGCTCTTTAAGAGCTTCTGCTTTTTCAGAAAGTAGAGTAATACCTAATAGCTGTTCAATAATGTTACGTTGATCAGCAGCCTTTAACGCTAAGAACGGTTCAGTATAGGTATTCAACGCCACTAGATGCTTGAACATCTCGTGACTCATGCCAATCATTTCCTCAATTGCTTTTTGCGTTTCGCGGCTGTCGCCCTGCGACTCGTCTAAATCTTCTAGCTCTTGCTCTTGACCGTTGATGCTGAATCTCAATAGATTAGGTTTGCGTCCTCGTTCAATGTGATACTCGACACCGTCCTTCTCGAATGTAACAGTACATAACATACCTTTGCTGTTAATCTTGTTGATTAAGTTATCACGTTTAATATTGGTCAATGCTTGACCGTATATTGCGTAACTTAACCCGTTAATGATCGTGGTTTTACCTGTACCGTTACGAGCACCGCTGTCGTCACCACCTAAGTCTAAATTCTCACCTAATACTAAAGTCAGTTGACCTCTATCAAAGTCAATAGCTTGGGTTTGATTACCCACACTCATAAAATTACGTACTGTAAGATTTTTTATTTTAATCATAGATCTTTATAGATATCCAATAATAATGCTTTATCGTAAGTATCGCTTTCGATTGCGTTAATTTGATTCATTACAATAGTGTCAACACTTTCAAATGTTATGTCAATAGGCACACTATTCGATTCAACCGCAACTTTTTCTGGAATTAACATCAGCTCACGCAGATGATATTCTGGTATGAACTGTTCTTTAATAAAGTTGGCTTCTTCAAACGAGATAGGTAAATCGATTGTAACACGACAATGCATCTTTTCACGCAGTAATTTTTCTGGTGTGTCGATGATCTGGCTTAATTTGTATGTTCTATATATCGGTTGAGCGTCCCAAGTTAAGTACTCAGGTTTTCCACCCCACTCTAGAATCATCATGCCACGTTCGTCATCACCTGCGTCTGCATAGTTATGTGGAAACGCATTACCGATGTAGGTAACATTGCCTTTGCTTTGACGTTTATGAAAGTGTCCACTGAATACATATTCTTGATTGACAAAGTGATTGCCTTGTAACTGTCCGTGATCGGGCATCTGTACCATAGCATTCATATAGAACAATGGCAACTCTAAATGTCCAAACACATAGCGACTTTTAATATTCTTAACTTCTTTCCATTCGTCTCCTACTAGCCAAGGCATAATAGTTACATCGCCTTCAGTGAATGTTTCTCTCACAGGAACAATATTAGGAAACAACCGCATGAACTCAATTGAATTAATTTCACGTTTGTCTTTATAGAATAAATCGTGGTTACCTAAGATGAAATAAACCTTTTCAAAACTCTGACTAAGTTTTTCTAAATTAGAAACAGTATAGTTCATAGTACTAACGTCTGTTGTACTACGATTGTGATGCCAATCGCCTAAGAAAATTGCTGTTTCGCAATTTTCCCGCTTCGCGGCTTCACAAAACCATGTCACGAAATCTTCGCAATCTTGATTATGCACCCGACTACCACTCTTAAGTCCAAAGTGAATGTCGGTGAAGCAAGCTACTTTTTTGAATAACGACATATTTTTCTCCTAGTTTATTATACTATATTAAGATGGTGTATGTCAATCTTCATCGCCGCCTGTGGGTTTAGTGACAGGTGCACTTGCAACGGGTCCGGAGTTCTGTCTACTCCAACTTGGATTCATGCCGTTCATCTCGAGGATGTCGTCTCTAATATTTTGGTTACGTTTTTCAATGTTGATGATACGTACGAAACTATTGGTAACAGCAGCAGTATAGTAAGCAAAAGGATTATCAG